GATCCGCTCGAACTGTATTGGGATCCGGTAGCGCGGAAGAAGAACCTGCGCGACAGGCGTTGGTGTGCTCGCATCAAGCGCGTGAGCGACGAAGACATACGCGAGATGTGGCCGGATTACGTGCCGCCCGAGAAGTCGAGCGAGACGTATCTTGACGAACAGGACAGCCCGCACGACAGCACGCGACCGCTCTACAACGATGACCAGCCTTCAGCTACGCAGCCCAAGCACCGGGAACTCGTGTGCTTCCAGTGGTGGGAACGGGAGCAATACTTCCGCTTTCAAGACATCGACGGGCAGATCAAGAGCATCAGCGAAGAACAAGCACGCTCCTTGCAAGAGCGTATGACCGCACTCGGGATGCCGATGCCAGAGATGGTGAAGCAGACCAAGAAGATCTACAACAAAGCCTACATGGTCGGCGGCACGGTGCTTGAGTCGATGCCGCTGGAGGTGCAGAGCGGGTTCACGCTACACCTCATCACGGGCGCACGGGATCGGAACAATAACACGTGGTTCGGCCTCGTGGCGCTGATGATGGACCCGCAGCGGTGGGCGAACAAGTGGCTGTCGCAGATCATGCACATTCTCAACTCGTCGGCCAAGGGCGGGTTGATTGCGGAGCGTGATGCGTTCGCCAAGACGGCCGACGCGGAAGCCTCATGGGCTAAGGCCGAGACGATCACCTGGGCGAATCCGGGCGCGGTATCGGGCGGCAAGATTCAGCCCAAGCCCACGACCGCGATGCCGGATGGGTTCGCCAAGTTGCTGGACTTCGCGGTGAACTCGATTAACGACGTTCCCGGCGTGAACATGGAACTCATGGGCCTCGTCGGCACGAATCAACCCGGCGTGCTGGAGAACATGCGCAAGCAGGCGGGCATGACGATCCTCGCCGTGTTCTTCGATGCCATCCGCCTGTACCGCAAGGATCAAGGGCGGATCATGATCGAGATCATCCGCGACAAGATCAGCGACGGGAGATTGATTCGCGTACTCGGCAAGGACGGGGCGCAATACATCCCGCTGCTGCGCGACGAATCGGCGAAAGAGTTTGACGTGGTCGTGGACGAGGCGCCGACCAGTCCGAACAATAAAGAGCGCGTCTTCGCCATGATGACGCAGCTTGCACCCGTGTTGCAGAACTCCGGCATTCCGCTTACGCCTGACTTGCTTGAGTACAGCCCGCTCCCGGCCGCACTGGTGCAGAAGTGGCAGCAGTTCATCCGAGAGAACAAGCAAGTCCCTTCTGAACTCCAAGCGCAGATGATGCAGATGCAGCAAGTGATCCAGGCAACGCAGCAGGACGCGCAGAAGCTCGCGCAGGAGAACTTCCGGCTCAAGACGGATGCCACGGTCGAGGTGTATCGCATCAACGAGCAGGCGAAAATAGATCGTGAACTGGCGTCGGTGAAGGCAGAAACCGAGAGCGAGAAGCGCGCGGTTGAGGTCTATCGCGTGAACATGGACGCCATGCTGGAGCGGTTAGGCATGAGCATCCAGTCTGCGACATCTGACATGAAAATGGCCGTTGAGACGCGGTTGAAGCAAAGCCAGATGCAGGAGACTGCGCAGAACAACATGGCGGAAGACGTGGCGAACAGCACGCAGATTGCGATGCAAATCATTGGCGACTTTGGCGACAAGATGCATGAACTCATATCAGGCATATCGAACCAGATGCAGATACAGGGATCTCAGATGGTCGATGCGGTGAACGCTATGACGGAGTACCAGCGTACGCCGAAAAGAGTGGTTCGCGGGCCTGATGGCTCGATGACCGTACAGACGGTGCAATGACAAATAACGAGACTGGAGCCTAAGGCATGGCGATTTATTCGCTTTCTCAGCGTACGACCGTAACGACTCTTGCAGCGGCGTCGCATGCGTTTCTTGCGCCCGCCACGAACGAGCCTGCCTTGATGGAGTGGGGTTATTTTAACGGTGCGGCGACGGCGTGTGTGGTGGGCTTTGGACGGTCGGCTAACACGCCGACGCTTACAGGCGGTGTGGCGTTTCTGGCCGAGGACTTCGACCGCCCGACCGGACTGACGCAAGGCGCGGTGGCGTTTGGTACGGCGCCGACTGTGCCGACGCAGTTCTTCCGTCGCTTCTCGCTGGCGGCACTGGTGGGCGCGGCGGCTGTGTTTACGTTCCCTCGTGGCATTGTGCTGCCTGCCGGTGGTCAGGCGATGGTGGCATGGAACATCACGGCTAATTCGGCGGTGGTCGATATCCATGCGGTGGTGGACGAGTGAAGCGACAGACGCTTGATGACGTTCACGGCGAGACGGCGGTTGCTCAAATCGTTATCACGATGTCTCGCTCGGGGAATTGCAAGGTCGAGGGCGCGATTACGGATCATGCCTTTGCGACGTTCATGCTTGATACGGCGCGTGACGTGGTGAGCAATTTCCATCAACGGGCCCAATTGCAGGCAGGCAAGGGCGTGATCGTTCCGGTCTACGACACGCCGCTTGTGAACACGCCGCAAGAGCAGCGATTGCTCGATGCGCGGCACAAGCTCGCGAATGCGATGTAATGGGCGCGCGACTGCAATTCGGTACGGCAGGGGCCACGGGCGGTGGATTCTCAGCGCAGCCGGGCACGTTGCAGCCAGCGTTCGACGAACGCTGGGCCGAGCCAAAGTGGCAATGGCAGGCACGCGCACCTAAGTCATGGAAAGATCCGCAGCGGTGGCGGTCCCTGTGGTCGTTTGGGTGTCGTGTTGGCATTGGTGCGCCGTCTGGGAGTGATGGCGTCACATGCCGTGACTTGGCGCAAGCCGATCTCTACGAACCTTACTCGTGCGACGGTCCGGGGCAGCAGTCGCTGAAGTTCATCAAGGGGCTATGCGTTGATACCAACGATGCGCCGTTGTCTGGGGCTGTGCTGCAAGCGTTTCGCACGTCGGATGATGCGTTTGGCGGCTATGAGGTCCAATCGCTCACCGATGGCAGCTACGACCTTGCAACAAATTTCCCCGGAGTCGCGCACTACGTGGTTGCGTATCTCACGGGCTCACCTGACCGCGCAGGCACGACGGTTAATACGCTGGTCCCGGCAAACATCGATGGTACGTGATGCCATATTTTAACGTCCCGAACTTCTCGAAACTCGTGCTGCGGACCACACACGCCACGCCGACGACGGTTGTGCTGCGTGAAAGTCCAGCGCCGTATCACTCGCACCACAGGTTCCCGAACGTGGCCGATGTGCGCTCTGGCACGGTCTACGGGCCGGGTCAGTATGAGAAGCAGGGCTACCTTACCGGGACAATGTCCGGTGGCGGTGGTAGTGCAGTATTCCGCCCCATCGGTTCGCCAGTTGTGCGGGGCATCCAACTATGAATCCCGTCGCGCTCGGAGATAGCGTGTTTCTGCACTTTGGTACGTCCAGCGTATCAACTGGAGCAGCAACGAACGCAGACAGCACGCCTACAGTTACCGTGGTCGAGGATGGCGTCGCACTTGGCTATGCGCCGACCGTGACCAACATCACGACCGGTCTATACATGGTGCAGATTGATGCGACGGCGGGTAACGGGTTCGGCGCGGGGCAGCGTTACAGCGTCTACGTCGTTGCCACGGTTGGCGCGATCACAGGGCGTGATGGGATTGGCGAGTTTGAGGTGCTGGACACAGACCTAAATGCCGGCGTGGCAAGCGTTGTTGGCGCAGTCGGTAGCGTGACTGGAAGCGTGGGCGGCAATGTGGCCGGTAGTGTCGCCGGATCGGTTGGGAGCGTCACAGCAGCCGTAACGGTAGGCACGAACAACGACAAGACCGGATACGAGTTATCCAGTACCGGCATTAGCGCCATTCTTGACGCGATTGTCGAGGGCGTTTATTCCATCCGCGATTATCTGCGCGGATATGCGGCGGCAATGCTTGGCAAGGCGTCCGGGCTGGATACGACGACAGCGGTATATCGGGACACTGCGGATACCAAAGATCGCATCACGGCAACGGTGGACGCAAACGGGAACAGGACTGCGGTGACGTTGGACCTGACGTGACGTGTTTGGGCATCGTTTCTTTGGCGCTCGATACTTCGGCGCTCGATATTGGGGGCCGGCTGAAGGTGCTGCGCCTCCTGCGGCTCTTGTTGGAAGCCGTGGCAGGCGAGGCCGGGCGCCACTGTGGCGACTGGTTGATGGGAAGCGGGTATTCGATGCCGCATCCGTCAAAGAAGAACGCGATTACATCAACCGGCTAGCGCAGGCCGGCGAGATTGCGGATTTGCTGGTGGAGCAGCGGATGTTGTTGCAAGCGGCGGCAGATGCAACGCAGGCGCAGGCAGGACAGCTAAGGCAGTTGGTGGCGCTGGCCAAAAGGCGCATCGCAGAGATGGACGAGGAAGAAACCTTGGTTCTTATCCTTTAGAGGGCACATGAGCGAATTGACGCAGCAAGAGCAAGCATTCTTCGAGACGCAGGGCGAGACGGCACCGGAAGCGCCGGAGGCCGAGACGCCGGTCGCCGAGGCGACGGAAGTGGCAGAGACGCAACCGGAGGCGACGGAGGCAGCAGAACCGGCCAAGCCTAAACTGGTGCCGCTGGAGGCGCTGCATGAGGCTCGGGCGCAGGCGAAGGAACTGAAGTCTCAGCTTGCTCGGCTCAATCAGGAGCGGCAGGAGTTCGCACATTGGCGCGCGCAGATCGAATCCCGGTTGAATCCGCAGGCGCAGGCGCAAGTTCCGGCGTTCGAGGAAAACCCGGCCGAGAACTTGCGACACGAGGTGACGACGGCTAAGGAAGAACTCGCGGCGATCAAGCGGCAGAGCGAGGACAGCGCGCGACAGGCGCAGTTCGCCAACTGGTATCAGACGCAGGCGGCAGCGTTCTTGCAGGCGCAGCCCGACTTCATGGAGACCTACTCGGCCTTCATCGAGGCCCGGCAGACAGAATTGGCCGACGCAGGAATGACGCCGCAGCAGATCGTCGCCAAGATGCAGCAAGAGGAGCAACTGCTCGCGTTGACTGCCGCTCAGATGGGCGTCAACCCGGCGCAGATGGTCTATCAGACCGCGATTGCCAAGGGCATTAAGCCCAAAGCAAAACCCACTGCGGAAAATGCGACACAAAAGCTACAAAACGTGGCAGATGGGATAAAATCGAGCAAGTCGTTGTCACAAGTACCAGGGCGTCCGGTTCCGGCAATGACTTGGGAGTACGCAGCAAATATGTCGGACGCAGAGTTCAAGAAGTTCAACACGAACTGGGAAGAAAACGTTTCTCAGCTTAGTTGAGCATAAGCCGCCGAGGCTCTAACTCGGATTCGCCCCGGAGGCGTTAACCCCGGACAGCCGCCCGAGGCTCTAAACCGGATTCGTTGCGTCCCGCGTGAGTGGACGAATCGCAAGACGAAGCGTGATCGCGTCAACCCGATTCTCCATTCACTAAGGACATTCTCATGGCAACGACTGACTTCGGAGTGGGTCACCCACTCGCCGTCAAGCTGTGGTCCCGCAAGCTGTATGAAGACGTAGTTGGCAAAGGCTACTACGGTCGCTTCATCGGCAAGGGTTCCAACAGCCTGTTTCAGATCAAGGAAGAAACCAGCAAAGGCCCCGGTGACCAGATCACCATCGGCCTGCGTGGATTGCCGGTCGGCGCGGGCATTCAGGGTGACGCAACCCTGGAGGGAAATGAAGAAGCCCTGCTGACCTACAACGACGCACTTCTTGTCAATCAACTGCGCCATGCGTTCCGCACGGGCGGCAGGATGAGCGAGCAGCGCGTACCGTTCAGCGTCCGCGAAGAACTGCGTAGCGCCGCCGAAGATTGGTGGTTTGAGCGTCTCGAAACCAGCATTGCCAATCAACTCGCGGGCTATGCGGACCAGAGCGACACGCGCTACACCGGCAACAACGCGGCGCTGGAGCCGTCCACGGTATCCGGTACCAAGCGGATTCTGGTTGGCGGTGGGCACGATGCCGAAGGCTCGCTGTCGGCAACGACCACGCATGCGATCAAGTTGTCCGACTTGGACAAGGCTGCTGCGATTGCAAAGACGCAGACGCCTCGCATTCGTCCGATTCGGGTCGACGGCAAATCGCTCTACGTGTGCTTCCTGCACCCGTACCAAATCAACCAGCTTCGGCAGGACGCCAGCACGGCGGGTAACTTCTTCGACGTGCAGAAAGCGCAACTGACGGGCGGGAAGATCAGCGACAACCCGATCCTCACGGGCGGCGAGTTCATCTACAACGGCGTGATCGTCTACGAGTGGCCGTACCTGCCCGTGGTCAAGAGCACCGTATCGTCCTCGACCTCGTACCGTCGTGGCGTGTTCTGCGGCGCGCAGGCGCTTGCAGTGGCGGTCGGACAAAACGGTTCTGCGACGAAGATGTCGTGGGAAGAAGAAATGTTCGACTACGGCAACCAACTGGGCGTGTCGGCCGGGATGATCTTTGGCGTTAAGAAGACGAAATTCAACTCGTCCGATTACGCCACGATTGTCATGTCCGGTTTCGCTCCGGCCCCATAAGGAGATAGAGACATGCCTATCACCATTACTGCCGCAACCGCCGCTCTCGGTCCGCAAAAGATACATGCGGGTCCGAGCACGATTACCTTCGACATCAACTCGGGCGCAAACAAGTTCGGAAGCATTTCCGATGTGTACTTGCTTGGTCGCATTCCGAATGGTGCTGTGATCACCGATGGGGCGATCACGTTTGGCGTGCAGAAGAACGCAGCCGAGACGTTCACGATGTTGGTACTCGGGCAAGATGCAGGGGGCACCTACACGGTGCTTAACACCCTGCGGGCGTCTCAAGGATCGATCACCGCGAACGCATCCACGGTGCAAAGCTATACGCTGGTCAATCCGGGCGGAAAGTTGAGCATTTCGGATGACCGTGCAATTCAATACGCCACGTTGGCGCTGAACTGTACGGTGGGTGTCTCTGGAACCACGTCGTTTAGCTTCCAGGGGTATCTGCGATACGTCGCTGACGGGCGCAGCGAGTAACGGACACGGGGGCCTCGTGCCCCCGTTTCTTTATGAACGTCATCGACCAGACGATTGACCAAGCACTCATCCATCACAAGGCGGGCGACTTTGGCCGCGCCTCACATCTCTATAACGCCGTCCTGAATCTGAAGCCATTCGATGAGGGCGTGCTGTACCTGTTGTCGGACCTGTATTTGCGGCAGGAATACAGCGGACTCGCCATTAACCTGCTGACGAATTTGCTTGATCGGCATCCGAAGAACGGTGCCGCGTGGTGCAACCTAGGGATCGCGTTCCGCAAGGAAGATCGATACACGGAAGCGGTAAACGCCTGGGAGCGTGCGCTCAAAATCCAAGGTGATACCGCCGAAGTCTGCTGCAATATGGCCACGCTCTACAGCGACAGAGCGCAACCTGACAAGGCGATTCACTGGCTCGACCGTTCGCTCAAGTGCGACCCGGAAAGCGTCGGGGCTCGGTGGTCGAAGTCGCTCGCGTTGCTGACTAAGAAGGATTGGGCGAACGGCTGGCCGCTGTATGAGTTTCGCCAGCAGTTGGAAGGCTGGCACTCGCGCACCACTGTGGACGCGCCTATGTGGGACTTCACGCCGACCGACCATCTTTACATCCACGGCGAGCAGGGCGTGGGTGATGAGATCATGTTCCTGTCTTGTCTAGACGAAGTCTTGCCACTGGCCAAGCGCGTGACGTTGGAACTCAACGAGCGTGTCGCAGGCATTGCTCGCAAGACGTGGCCGAGCGTGTCAATCGTTACGACTGAGACGCCGGGAGACTATTCCGCGAAGATCGCAATCGGGAGCCTTGCAGCGCGTCTACGGCGCTCGGCGGATGCGTTCCCAGGTACACCGTACCTGAAGCCCGACCCGGAGCTTGTTGAGCACTACAAGGCGCGGCTCACCGCTATCGGCCCGCGTCCCTGGGTAGCGCTCGCATGGCATGGCGGCACGAAGCAGACGCGGGTCAAAGATCGGTCAATCGATCTCGATTCGTTCGAGCCGATTCGCAATCGATACACCTGTGTATCCGCACAGTACGAGCACACGAATCCGATGCTCCAGAAGGCACGCGAGGACGCCGGACTCGTGCGGCTGGATAACCTATGCGTCGGCGAAGACCTCGCAGCGCAGGCGGCGCTGTTCGCGGCGGTCGATTACGTCGTGACCGTGCAGCAGACGGCGGTTCATGTGGCCGGGGCTGTCGGGGCGAAGACTTATGCGATTATCGGGCCGACGCCGCACTGGCGCTATGGACTCACGGGCGACATGCCGTGGTATCGCTCGGTGCAACTGTGCCGCGCGAAGAACGGCTGGGCCGAGCAGATCAACCTAGTGGAGAAAGCGATTGCTGATCACGCAGCAGTACCGAGCGCAGAACGCCGAGCTGCATAAGGACCGGGCGGATTACGGGACGAGCGGCAAGAAGTGGGCGCAAGTGGTGCATATGCTGATGCAAGAGCACGGCTGCGTATCGGTGCTCGACTACGGCTGCGGTAAGCGCACGCTCGAAAAGGCGCTCGGCTTCCCGATCCACAATTACGACCCTTGCATCGAGGGATTAGACGCAGAGCCGAAGCCTGCCGATCTCGTGTGCTGCACCGACGTGCTTGAGCATATCGAGCCGCGCTGCATCGACGATGTGTTGGATGACATCAAGCGTTGCACGGGAAAGTTGACGCTGCTGACCGTGGCGACCGTGCCAGCGAAGAAAACGCTGCCCGATGGGCGCAATGCTCACATATTGCTTCGGCCGGTGAAGTGGTGGTTGCCGGAGTTGATGAATCGGTGGGATTTGATTGCATTTCAGGATCTCGGGCCGGAGTTCATGGCGGTGATGCGATGAGACGCCGACAGATCTATGCCATCCGAGAGCAGGAAGCCGAGCAACTACGAAGGGAGGTGATCCGAAGTGCGTTCAAAGTCGAAGAAGCCGATGCCAATGCCGATTCCGGGCAAAGGAAAGAAGTAAGCAGCGTCAATTGTCCGACGTGTGGGAAAGCGCTCCAGCCTCGCGGGGCGCACTTCCACATCCGCGCGTGCAAGGGGTAAGGCATGGCTATTAGCACGTATAGCGAACTCAAGACAGCGATCTTCGCCTGGGTCGATTCATCCTCTGGCGACTTCAGCGGCACGACGATTGACGACCTGATCCTGATGGCGCACCAGCGGATCGGGCGCGAGGTTCGATGCCGTGAGATGGAGGCTGACATCTCCGCGACGGTGAGTGCGGGCGTGGTCCCGTTGCCGGCCGACTTCGTGGACCTGAAGTACGCCTACCTGAACAACGAGCAGCCGACCAAGTTTCTACAGAAGCGCACGGCGCGGTTTATCTACGAGCGATACCCGCACCGTGATGCTGCGGGGCGTCCTGGCTACGTTGCGCGAGAGGGAACCAACTTCATCTTCGGTCCGTATCCGGACACCGGCACGACGTACAACTTGAAGGGCGTGTACTGGCGGCGGATGACGCTGACCACGACGCTCACGTTTAACGAAGTGTTCCGCGTGCATCCCGACTTGTATTTGTCGGCGGCGATCTCGGAGGCAATTCCGTTCATTGGCATGGAATCCAGGCTTCAGGTTTGGGAGGCCAAGTATCAGACGATTCGCAATGCGCTCATGAACGAAGTTAACACTGAAGGCTACGAGGGAAGCGAGGTCGAGTTCTAATGCATCCTCTAAAAATCTTCGTTGGTTACGATGCTCGTGAGGCAATCGCCTTTCACGTCTGCGTGAACAGCATCATTCGGCATGCGTCGGTGCCGGTAAGTATTCACCCGTTGGCGCTGAACACGATGCCGTTTTACGAGGAGACGCACAAGGGGTCGAATCAGTTCATTCACTCGCGTTTTCTTGTGCCGTACCTGTGCGGGTTTCAAGGTCATGCGTTGTTCGTCGATGGCGACATGATCTTCAAGGCGGACGTGGCAGAACTGTTCGCCTTGATGCGCAACGAGTGCGATGTGGCCGTGGTGAAGCACGACTACCAGACCAAGTACCCGGTGAAGTATTTCGGGCAGGCGAACAAGAACTACCCGCGCAAGAACTGGTCGAGCGTCATGCTGTGGAACTGCGGCAACCATCCGAACCATGTGCTCACGCCGGATTACATCTCGGAGAAGTCCAGCGAGTTCCTGCACCGCTTCCAGTGGCTGAAGGATGAGCGGATTCAGGAATTGCCGAAGGAATGGAATCATCTGGTCGACGAGTACGATCACAACGACGAAGCCAAGCTGCTGCACTTCACACTTGCGATCCCCGCGGTGTCCTCTTACGAAGATTGCGACCATTCGCAGGAGTGGTGGCAAGAGTTCCACCGATCCATTGATGTGGACGAGAAGCGATGAGCTACGCCACGGTCATTGCTGCTGCTGCGGCGCTCAAGGATGTGAACGACCGCATCGATGCGTTGCAGGATGAGAAGAACACGCTACAGGCAAGGATTGTAGTCATCAACGCGGATATTGCCACGTTGCGTACGGAGCGCGATACGCGCACTGCAACCCTCAAGACGGAAGCCGGTACGATCTAATGGCGAAGGTTCGTATCCCTTTGGTCGGATCACTGGTCAGCAGAGACGGGACCAATGCTGGCCTGTTTTCGTCCAGTCAGAAAGATCAGTATTTCGAGGACTGTGTTTTTCACGTCACGCAGAACGCATTTTCTGGAAAGACATTAGTCAAGGTCGGCCCGCGAAAAGTGTTTGCGGAGACGGCTTCGCCAGCAGGCGCATCGGGTCACGGGACAGCGATCCAGATTTGGCGCGGCAAAAGCGCATCCACGATCACTGCGTTCGGTAGCACGAACTCTACGATCTACAACAACGATTCTTCGCTCGGGGCGATCACCGGGCGTTGCATCCATATCTCCGAGACGATGATTAGCTCGGTCCCGACGCTTGTTTTCGTGTCCGACTCTAATCTTGCTTACTACTATGTTGACGCGGGATCGCTCACTGAAATAACGGATACGGACTTTCCGCCGAAGCAAACGCCAGCACTGACGCTTACCGGCAACTTTGCGCACATGGACGGCTATGGGTTCGTGATGTGTACGAACGGCCAGATTTGGCATTCAGACGTAAACACGCTTGTGAACTGGACTTCGACGGCGGTGATCACGGCTCAGGAATACCCTGATCTAGGCGTAGGCGTAGCTCGGTATCGTAATTTCATTGTTGGATTTTCTCGATACTCGATCGAGTTTTTCATTAATGCCGGGAACGCCGCAGGGGCAGTGCTTCAGCGGGTACAGTCGATGGCCAAGCAGATCGGCGCGGTCAACCGTTATTGCATTGCTCCGGTAGAGGAGACACTGGCCTTTGTCGGTTCGCATCTGCATACCGTTGGAGTCTATATTCTGTCGGATGGGAATCCGAAGAAGATTTCTACTCAAGCCGTAGATACATGGATTCTTGCGCAGATCATTGCGGCCGGTGGCGATACTGCGGGGCTTAGGCTCCACATCATTGCCGATCACAATCGGTACTACATCGCGGTGAGTTCGTCGTCTAACGCGACGAATGTCTACGCGCACGATTTGACGACAGGCGCATGGCAACCGTGGACACTTGAGTACGGCATTCGGCAAAGCGATGCTTCGGGTGGTGGCACGGTGTATGTCGGGCAGGATTCGACTAAGCAATTGAGCAACCTTGGCAACGCGCCGGCATCGGGAACGATCCAGACTCAGCCGATGGATTTCGATTCCAGAAAGTACAAGACGCTGAATTCTCTTCGGGTGATTGGCGACAAGGCGACATCCACAAGTACGTTGACGATCTCATGGTCGGACGATGACGGGCAGACTTGGAGCGCAGGGAGAACGGTCGATATGGCGTCTAATGACCCTCGCTTGCTCCGCGCTGGTTTGTTTAAACGTCGCGCATTCAGAATTACTGGATTGAGCGCCGCTGCAACGGGTCGGGATCAATTGCTGGAAGCCATTGAACTCGAAGTCACTGAGGGCGCGATATGAAGGACGAGCGCCTCCCGAACATTGACACGACGAGTTCTGCGTATCAGAACTTGATCGGTCAGGATTCGTGGCGCTTGTGGACGCCTGCGCCGTCAGGAATGACGGAGGTAGGCACGGCAACGTACTCAGGGCGCATGCGTTTTGACGGCAGGAAGTTGGATTGGCAGATAGGTATCGTTGCTGGAACGAGCACGGCAAGCACGGCAGGGACTACGTATTTCCCGCTTCCGGTGCCTGCGAAGGGATTGGCGGGCGTAGCGGTGGCCTACAACGACGCCACGAACGTAGCGATAGGCGTGTGCGCGATCAACGTAACAACGTCGCGGGTGTACCTGCCTACATGGGGCGCAACAGGCGATGCGATCAAGATCGCAGGGAGTAATGAGATATGAGCGAGAGACAGGAAGACAAACGGGAGAGAAGCACCCAACTTCGCATTCAAGAAATGATGCGCAATGGTTGGGGCGACATTGATCCTCAGATTGTCGAGCGGTTCGCTACGAACTCGCCTGCCGGGGTCATGAACGAGTGGAACCTGCGCCCCGGTTCGGTGCTCTCGCCGGAGCAATTCAATCTGCTTATGAATAATCTCCGTGGCACTGGCGACCCTGGAAGCAGCAATCGAGGTTATCTCGGTGCGCAAAACCTAACGCCTGAGCAGTATCTTTCGGACCCGCGATCAGCAGTACGGCTTGAAAATGGGCAGTACGTATATCGGCCAGAACTTTCGGCACAGGCTACGGGCGGCGAGGATTTTTACGGCATCAATCCAAGCGGATTCTGGAACAACGCCGATCTTGTATCGATGCTGCCGCTGGTTGCAGTCGGCGCAGGACCGTATGCGGCATCATTGGGGGCAGCGGGCGCGGGCGCTGCGGCTGCGGCCCCGGAAGCGGCCGGTGCAGGTACGTTCAGTTCATCCTTCGCGCCCACGATCACGCCAAGCACGGTCGCGCAGTCAGGCTTGCTCTACTCGGGCGGCAGCATGCCTACGGTCGCTGGGTTGACGGGCGTCGGCGGTCTGACGGCTGAAGGAATGGCCGCACTCGGGGCGATGGGCTCTGCGGGTGCTGGACTCGGCGCAGGTACTACGGGGGCGCTCGGTAGCCTGGGGCTGGATGCGGCGGGCAACATCGTGCCGGGGATGGTCGATCTAGCGAACTCAGGCAGCATGCTGTCGACGATCCCGGCAGCAACAGGCCTACCGTCTACGCCTGGAATGCCGCCGACCAGTTCCACGCCGACGACACCCACGACGCCTACCACGCCGACCAGCCCGTTGCAGAAGTTCCTGAAAGACAAGTTCAACCTCGACGTTGACCAGAACATGCTTGGCATGCTCGGGCAACTCGGTGGCGCAGGGATTGGTCTGCTCGGCAGCAAACAGCAGTCCGATGCGCTCACGAACCTGCAGAATCAACTATCCGGCCAGCGTGCGCCGTTCTTGAACAAAGCT